CTCTGCTACTGAGAGCACGTTGATAATTTTCGAGATATTTTTTGAAAATTTTACTACGTATTTTACGTAGTTCTATGTTAAGAAATTCTAGAATTGCTTCTATTTCTTGAAGTTGGTTGAATCTATGTTCAACAATACCTGGTAAGGCAATTGAAGTTTTTTCAATGTTACCTGAAATTTTAACTTCAGTTTTTGCCTTATCAAGTTCTTGGTAATAAAAATCTATACAGGATGGAAGATATGCTAAGTCTTTTACTACATTAGCATACCATGACATTTAATAGTCCTCTGAATCGTCATCCTCGGATTCATCCCAGTCATATTCTGACTCTGGATCATCAATTTCTTCAAGAACAAGGTCTATTGCTTGATCTAGATGTGGATCATAACCCTTTAGACTTTCAAAAAAATCAGTATTTACATCCTGATCTAGAAGGAAATCAAGAAATTGATTTGCTGCTGTATCTCTTTGTTTTTCTGGGATATAGTCTTTAAAAGTATCCCAAATATCAATAACTTTTTGTTCATCTATATTCATAATATTAATCCTCTACGTTTTCTACTGCGATGTTTGAAAATGAAACACGATTATTATCCCATTCATTCATTATTAGCATGAGTTTTTGTTCATCCCAATTCTTTCTAAATTCAGAAATAATTTCTCCTGTTACTCTACTGGTATATTGTAGTTTATTTCCACTCTTTGTCAAGACACCAAGTTTCTCAAATAGATCAACTAATCCAGAAATTGGAGACATTCCCGTTGAGTAAGGAATTTTAATTTGAACAGATTCAAATGGTTTTGTATATCTAGTTTTCATAACTTTACATGAAGACCTGATACCCAAAACATCACTAACTTTATTACCATCCTCATCTTCTTTTAGTTTTAGCTTTTTCATAGCTACCACTATAGAACTTGCGTAAATAAATCCTTGACCACCTGAAATTTTATCATCTGGATCAAACATGTCCTGGCTCGCGTAGGTATGGTTTGTTGCTACCAATCCTACATTATAATTACCAAACATGTTAACACAGTTACGAACCAATGCGGTTAGAGCTTTTGGTTTTCTTCCCATATCTCCCTTTAGATCACCTGATTCAAACTGATTAATGTCAGTTGGTGTAAGTAACATGCCTAAACTATCAATAACAAATAAGATTTTTGGTCTTTCAGTTTCAGGCATTGTTTTGTATTCTTTCATAAACTCATTAATTGTTTTTGCTACATCATCGATCATAGCAACATTCAATTTCAAAAGTTTATCTTCAGAAATATCAACACCCAAATTTTTTAACCATGATTGGTCTAAAGCATTTTCAGTATCAATTAGAACTACGAATATTCCTTGTTCTTGCGCATTTTTAATAATGTTACCAGAACATATGTAACTTTTTCCTGCCCCAGATTCACCAGCAAACACTGTTACCTTACCAAGGGGAATTCCCCTAAAGAAATTCCCCGAGATAAGATAATTTAGCGCAAAGTTGCCAGTTGATATCCAGTCAGTGGGATCACTGAACCCAATTCCAAGTCCATCAATACTTTTAGTAATTGACTTACGGAATTTTGTAATATCAAACGGTTTTACCACAATAAACTCCTATTATTCAGATTTTTGACGATTGCGAATCATCGCAATGATGTCAGCCGCACGACTAGATGCTTCTTTCCCTGAACTTTCAGATTTTTGCGTAGTTTGTTGTGCTGGTTCTTCCCAAGGTGGTGAATCCTCAGCCGCTTCTACTTTTGGTTGAACTTTTGGTAGTGATACTGTACGAGTAGTAGCACCAGATTCTTCTCCTTCGTTACTACCATAACCAGATGGCTTATAGTATTTACTCCAACGATCACCATCATATGCTTCGCCATCAACGCTGGCTTCAAACATTTCCTTGATGACCTTAAGTTCTACATCAGTAGGTTTCTTAGGAAGAAAATCTTTTAGATTATACAACCCATATTTTTCAATCGCTTCGAGTTCTGTTTGTGACAGAGCACGTTCGCGTCTTGCCCATGATGAAGTATTGTAATCAAAGTATTCACCTTTTTTGGTCTTTGAAACTTTGAAATCCAATCCTCTTACATAATCAGTTGGCAATTCCTCGATTTCTGGATCTAGAAGAGCATTTTTGATTATATTGAAAATCTGACCACCCATTATGAATCTGCGTATAGGATTTTCTGGTGTTTTTTCTTCCTGATATTTTGAATCAACAACAAAACCTTGGAACAAATAGCTTTTCTTTTTCCAATACTTTCTTCCCATGTCGGTAAGACTTTCATCCTTGAACCAAGTACGAACCTCGGTTAGAATTGGACATGTTTCATTCCACATTTCCATACATGGAACTTGAATAACAACTGGTTTAGAATTCATTTCACCCTTAATACCAGCGAAAGGTAGACGAATAACTGCTCGTTCAACCCAGAAGAACGAGTTTGAAGGATCTCCATCTTGGAGGAATCGAAGAGTTGCTGTTTGACCCTCTGTTATGTTCCAGTGTGGATACACTGAATTGTCAAGACCGACTGAACCAGAGTTTTGATTAGATTGTTGTAATTTTGCGCGAATTTCCGCTAAAGTTGCCATAATGTTTCTCCTTAATAATATGCCTTTAGTTATGTGCCGCTCTTTAAAGACCAACTGATCAATAAAGAAAGAGTGCATAATCCGTAAATTATACACTCTTATTTAGTAAAATACAAAAATTTTGATTAAATTTTTCTTAATCCAGCTAGTTCCTGAATTCTTGAAAGACCTTCATCATCTACTGGACTTAGGCTGTCAACTGATTTTTGATGTTTCATTTCCCAGTTTTTTGTCAATTTTTCCATCATTTTTTTAGCTAACAAGCCTGCTTTTTGACCGACTTTTTCATTATATTTTTCAGTCAAAGTTTTTTCGACTTCCAAACACACAGATTCTTGACTTCTGAATGGTCCCACATCTTCATTGGCAGCATTATAGAATCTTTTTACGATACTTTTTATTTCTTCTAATATTTTAGAATCCTTGTCTTTATTTGAACTTTCTTCCATATTTTGTCTATTCATTGCTTCCCAGTCGTCGTAACTGATATACATGTCTGTATCGGGATCATAATACTTCCCTTCTTTAGGGTCATAGTAAACTACTTTACCATTATTTGCGGTAAAAGGCCCTTCTAACCCTTTACGTTCCTGATAACGTTCTCTATCGATTCCTGGCATAATACGATAGCCTTCCGCCATACCTTGCTGGGTAGGAACTGTAGGTGCTTGGGGTGGTTGTGCTGGAGCCGGTGCTGGGACAGGTTCTGAAGCTGGTTCTGGAGCAGGTTCTTCAGCGGGAGGTTCTTCAGTTGATTTTCCCTCACCACTAAAAAGCTCAGAAAGATCTTCCATCCATTCTGGATGGGTATCTTCTACCCATAATTTAAATTCTTCCATGGCTGGACCATCTATACCAGCGTCATCTTGATTGGCAGTTTCAGCACGGGTTTTTAGTTTTTCACCTAAAGTTTCGGCATCTGCTTCGTCAAGATCAAACAATTCAACTAATTCATTGAGCGCAACCATACCGTCAGGCCCCAACGATATTTCTGACAATTTATCTTCTAAGGTTTGGTCTCCCAATTTTTTTTCTAACTCTGTTGTATTTAGTCTACCTTCTTCGATAGATGAGGCCCATTCTTCAAATTGAATATCTGGACTTTTTGCTCTAGAATATGATTCATTATTTTTACTATCATCATCTAATTTTGCGTATTCTTCTAGATCTATTTTTTCCTGCATTATATTGTGTATAAGTGGAAAAAATTTACCAAGTTCTTCATTGAAATTTTGTTGTGTAAATTTAGATTTATAATCTTCGAACTGGACAGGATCCAATTCTGTAATCAACATATCATCATTTTCAGTTTCATTAAATTCAGCGATCCATGCTTCATAATTTTTTCTTCTAGACAATGATTCTAGTTTCATTTTTAAATCATTTAATCTACCCAATGCTCTTTCTTTAATTCCTATAGCATCATCATTTAATGTAGTGTGCTGAACATGTTTTTGAAATTCTTGAAGTTGAGCAATTTGTTCACTCATTTCTATGATAGCTCTACCAGCTTTATCGTGTGGAACTCCACCATTATTAACATGTTGTGCCATCGCAAACGCACCTCTAGCATCATTTAGAGGATATTTAAATCTTTCACCCTCTCCATTTTGAATGAAAATGCTTTTAATATTACCTCTACGACTTCTGCTACCTGGAAATTGTTCATCAACTGGACTATTATGTCTTATTATTACTTCGGTCTTTCCATTAACGGCTCTACTAGTCTTTTTTGAATTTCGTCCATTCCAACGGGATTCGTTCATTTTTTCCATGGGTGGCTTATCCTTTTCTTTTTTTGTTGATAAAAATTTAAAATCATTTTTATCTAAATTAGATTTTGAAATATCTCTCGTATCAAATCTTAATAGTCTTCTCATTGAGAATAATCTCATTTCTTTTAAAAATCTATACCAAAGTTGTTTTACATCTGGTTCTTGATCTTCTGTAATACCTTGACTATAGTATAACTTTAATTTTCCAGCATCGTTAATATTAACGCTTACTCTTCCAAAATTTGAATCTTCTATCATAAAATCAAAGTCAAAAAATCTTGCCTGAGTAGGATCTATGGTTACATTACCATTTTCATCACCCATCTCTAAGTTTTTGAATCTACTTCTGACTTTATCGAAAAGATCACTAGCTATAATTTCTATTGGTTCCATAGTTATTATTTATTAAAAACCGTTAATATAGATTGGCATAGGAAGAACCCAATTTTCATTATCTTCCTCTTTTAGTTTGTCATAAACTACGGGATCCCAATCTTGAAGTGTCATTATCATTCTAATTGCCAACAAAATACTGCTAACCAAATCGTCATTTGATTCTGATTTTCCAGCAAAGCTCAAACCTTTGGCAACATAAGTTTTTAGTTCGCTTATCAAAGATTTAGAATATATTTTTAATTTGTCATTTTCAACCAATTGTTTTAATTTAGCACAAGCAGATATTTTACTGGTATGAGTTGTATTAAAACCTTTTCTAAATTTTCTAACATGACCTCTTTTTACAGGTTCACTTAAAAATAGACCAGGTATAGTATCTTCACCCAATTCATTGATTGCTATCAATGCTGCTTCACCTATGGCGTTATTTTCAACACTGTAATATAAACTCAATTCTGAATTTTTTTTGTCGCATTCAGATTTAATGTAATTACAAATGTCTTTTAAAATTCTAACTTGACCTTGAATTGGTGTAGTATTATGATACCATTCACCCACCTGTTCAAAAGAAGGTAATTCTATTATTTGAATAGCAGCGGGATCTCCACCAGTTCCCAAACTTGGATCCAATGCCACTATATAAGTACTTTTAGAATTTATTTTTTTGTACCACCTACATTGTCCCATTTTCATTTTTGGTTCAATTCCTTCTAATTGTGCTAGTTTTATACTGCTTATTAGAGTCTCATCAAAAATTAAGAATTCTATATTATGTTCTCGGCGAAATCTTTCTTCTCCAATACGGCTACGTTCAGCATCTTCCCAAGCCTTATCTCTTTCTGGATGTTCATTCCATTTTACACTATAAGGATAAAATCCGTTTTTACCTATGTCAGTTTCATTTCCAAATTCATCATATTTTTTATTAGCTTCTTTCCAGATTTGAGCAAACTGATCTTCATCGGAGTTTGGTGTACTTGTTATGATTGCTTTACCACCTGTTGCTAGAGTCGGTGATATAGATGCCCAGAATTCTGAAGCTATGTGTGGGGGCACATAACTAAATTCGTCACAGTACAATAATGAAAGACTCATACCACGACCTGTCGTTTCAGTCGTTGTTTGAGACATTATTCTACTATTATTATCAAATTCTATACTTTCTTTATTATAACTTTTACATCCTGCTTTTATAAAATTAGGGCACATTTCATAGGCATATCTAATCCTAGACATTATTTCTAAAGCACCACCATATTTGTGAGCGGCGATCAATATAGTACTATCTGGTATAAACATGGCATACCAAAGCAAATATCCTGCTGCGGTTGTAGTTTTACCCAATTGACGACCCAACATGTTTATGTTAAATCTATGTTTATGATAACTGTCAATTAATTTTCTTTGATATTCATAAGGTTCGTATTTGATTTTTCCTTTAGTAGGATGTTGAATATAGAAAAAATTTTCTAAAAAATAATGTGGTCCCGTATCTGGATCCATACATTTTGCTAACGCATCAAGATCATCTTCTGTAAATCTTTGTGTTATATTAGCTTGTTTTACAAATTTTCCATCTAAATTATTGCTTGGCATAATTATATTTAATGTTTTATTTTAATATTTTTGTTTCTAATTCTTGTTTAGCGTGTGTAGTGATATCATCATAAGATATTTGTGAAAATCTATTTTTAATATTTTTTTCATTTTCAATATCATAATTTTTCAAGATGTCGTGAATCGTTATTACCATTTCTTTCCAATCATTTACTTCTGTTATTAAATCACCGTAATAATTAATACTGCTTTTTTCACTTATTATGTGTTTTCCATTAGTTAATAGATATCCTAGTCTAGGTTGTTCTTGTCGTCTTACACTAGGCGCATTGTGAATATTGATTATAATTTTTGATCTATTGATATAGTTTTCAATTGTTGGATGAAAAATATTTGTTAAACAAACAGCGTTTACTGTTTCATGTATATGAAATAAAA